TAAGGATTCAATTGCATATTGTACATCAGGTATGTTAGATCCAACACGCACAAGGATTCTTTCATACTTACAAAAAGCTTTAAAACCAGTTAATCAACTTCGTATGATGGAAGATTCATTAGTAATCTACCGTATATCACGTGCTCCAGAACGAAGAATCTTTTATATTGACGTAGGTAACTTACCAAAAGGTAAGGCTGAAGAATACTTACGTGGTATTATGAATCAATATAGAAACAAACTTGTATATGATGCAAATACTGGTGCGATTAAAGATGATAAGAAACATATGTCTATGTTGGAAGATTTCTTCTTGCCACGTCGTGAAGGCGGTAAGGGTACTGAGATCACAACACTGCCAGGCGGAGAAAACCTTGGTCAAATTGATGATATCTTGTACTTTCAAAAGAAATTATTTAAAGCTTTAAATGTACCAATGGGTCGTTTAGAATCAGATAGTGGTTTCTCGTTAGGTAGATCATCTGAGATCAATAGAGAAGAAGTTAAGTTTAAGAAGTTCATTGATAAACTAAGAATGAGATTCTCTGATATATTCGTACAGTTACTTAAAACTCAACTGATCTTAAAAGGTATTATTACCTTACAAGATTGGGATGAATGGAAAGAAGATATTAACTTTGATTTCATTGAAGATAACTATTTCTCAGAGTTAAAAGAGTCTGAAATGATTCAACAACGATTTGAAATGCTATCTACTCTAGATGAATACGTCGGTAAGTACGTTTCAAATGCATGGGTTCGTAAAAATATTCTTAAACTTAGTGATGAAGATATTAAAGACATGGCTAAGGAAATGGACGCCGAGAAGAAAGATGATAGCGAAGGTGAAGTCGATATCGATCTTATGCAGTAGAAATAAAAAATAGTATAAATATATAATACAAAGAGGATATTATGAACACATTAGAATTAATTGATAACATTCAGCATGGCGATAACGTAACTGCTAAGAAAGATTTTGATACTCTTATGAGTCAAAAGCTTACTGCGGCATTAGATGCAAAGAAGATTGAGATTGCATCTACATTAGGTCAACCAGTACAAACAGAAGAAGACTAACATATGCTTACATTCAATGAACTCAGAGAGAAAGTCAAACTCGCTTCTAACGAAAAACAAGTTAAAGCAATGAAAGCCGGTAAAGGCAATAAGGTTGACGTCGTAATTACTCAAAAAGGTAATAAGTTTGCTGTCTATATTAATGGCGATAAACTCGACGATTCCTTTAAAGATGCAAAGGATGCTGAAAAGAATGCAAATGACTTTATTAAACTTATGGGCGAGGAACTCGAACAATGAAATTAATATCTGAGTATCATGATAGTAACATACAAGTTATTACTGAAGCAAAATCAGACGGCAAAAAAGAATACTTCATTGAAGGTGTATTCATGCAAGCTGATAAAAAGAATAGAAATGGACGTATTTATGAAAGAAGTATCCTTGAAGGTGCTGTAAATAAATACGTTGAAGAACAAGTTAAAACTGGTCGTGCAGTTGGTGAATTGAATCACCCTGATGGACCTGGAATTAACTTGGATAAGGTTTCACATAGGATCACAGAACTTCGTTTCGAAGGTAGTGATGTTATTGGAAGAGCATCAATTTTACAAACTCCTATGGGTAAGATCGTTGAAGGTCTACTCGAGGGTGGCGTTAAACTTGGTGTATCAAGTCGTGGTATGGGTAGTCTTGAGAAAAAAAATGGTGTCATGCAAGTCGGTAAAGATTTCATGTTAGCAACTGTTGATATAGTACAGGATCCGTCTGCTCCCGAAGCATTCGTTAATGGTATTATGGAAGGTGTTGATTGGATCTGGGACAATGGCATCCTTAAACCTCAGGAAATTGAAATAATTGAGACTGAAATAAAAGAGGCTCGAAATATGCGTTCATCGGATATTGAGATTAAAGCTTTTAAGAATTTCCTCTCTAAACTTGTAAACTCCTAAGGAGATAATATATGTCTATTGTAAACGAAGACATTGATAATGCTGAGCTAAGTGAAGAGCTCGTTGATGAGACACAAGTTGATTCATTAGACGAGGAAACACTTGAAGAGAAAGCAAAAGTCAAAAAGGAAGAAGACGACGTCGAAGAAGATGAAGACGAAGTTGATGTAGAAGAAGGCGCTGAAGATGGTGTTGATGGTGGTGACGGTCAAGAAGTTGGTGATCAAGAAACTGCTGGAGACGCAAAGGGTGCTAAACAGTCTACTGATATTCCTAAGACTAAAGCTGGTATCTTGAATGCTGCATATTCAATGATGAAAAAAGCTAAGAAAGATGAAGCTGTTAAGTTATACCAAGGTATGATGAAAGCTGCTGAGATGAAAGAAGGTGTTGATGTTGAAGATACTCTTGTATCTGAAGATGCTGACGTTTCTCACATCGATTACGAAGAAGATCTTAATGTATTAGTTGCTGAAGAAGCTACGTTATCTGATGGATTCCGTGGTAAAGCTTCAACAATCTTTGAAGCCGCTTTAAAATCTAAAGTTGGTGTTGAGATCGATCGTCTTGAAAGTGAATACGCGAATAACCTAGAAGAAGAAGTTTCTTCTGTTAAAACTGATTTAGTTGAGAAAGTTGACGCTTACTTAAACTATGTAGTTGAAGGTTGGATGCAAGAGAATGAAGTTGCTGTCGAATCAGGTCTACGTACCGAAATCGCAGAAGGCTTTATGACTTCTTTGCAAAGTGTATTTAAAGAGCACTATCTTAGTGTACCTGAAGGTAAGGAAGACTTGGTTGACGAATTGTCAGAACAGGTTGCCGAACTTGAAGAGCAACTCAATAAAACCACTGATGAGAATGTTGAATTATTCACAACTGTACAAGAGTCACAACGTGCAGATGTAGTAAGAAAATATACCTCTGACCTAGCAGCTACTGAAGCTGAAAAACTTTCTTCTTTGGTTGAAGATGTAGAATTTGGCGATAGCGAATCTTTCGAAATGAAAGTGAAAACTATCAAAGAATCATACTTCATGAAAGAGTCTGTTGAATCTACTTCAGATGTTGATAAAATTGTTGGAACAGAACAAGCTCTTACTGAGAATACTTCTGATTCAATGGCAAGATACACCTCAGCGCTTAACTCAAACGTATTTAAGTAAGCTGTAATTTAATTAAATAAACATTAATAGGAGAAACTAAAATGTTTAAATCAGATCAAGTCCTTATGGAAAAATGGGCTCCAGTATTGGACCACGAAAGTGCACCAATCATCGAGTCACACGAGAAGCGTGCAGTTACTGCTCGTCTTTTAGAAAACACTGAAATCGCTCTTCAACAAGAAGCTGAGCAAGGTACATACTCAATCTCGGAAGCTGTTGCAGGTACTACTACTGCTTCTGCTCAAAATCCAGATCCAGTATTAATCTCATTAGTACGTCGCGCAATGCCTAACCTTATTGCATATGATGTTGCTGGTGTACAACCAATGTCTGGCCCAACTGGTCTTATCTTCGCGATGAAATCACGTTTCGATGATCAATCAGGTGGTGTTACTACTTCTGATACTGAAGCATTATTCAACGAAGCTGATACAGACTTCTCTGGTGCTGGTGCTCAACATGCAACTGGTGTTACTACTGCAGTTGCATTGTCTACTTTATCTGGCGCAGCTGCTGGTCACATCGTACAAGTAGTTACAGCTCCTGCAAGTGGTTCTACTACTGCAGGTGAGTGGAATACATTTACTGGTACAAGTAATAATATTCCTGCTGTCGGTTCTATTCTTACTTCAGCTGGTGCTGGCGCTGGTACAGCTACTGTAGTTGTAATCGGTGGTACTGGTACTGGTATGTCTACTGCTGCTGGTGAAGAAAAAGCTCCAGCTGGTATGGGTTTCACTGTTGAAAAAGTAAGTGTAGAAGCTAAAACTCGTGTTTTACAAGCTGAATACTCTATGGAATTGGCTCAAGATCTTAAAGCTGTACATGGTCTAGACGCTGAAGCTGAATTGGCTAATATCCTTTCTGCTGAAATCCTTGCTGAAATCAACCGTGAAGTTATCCGTAACATTAACGAAACTGCTAAAGTAGGTAGTACTGGTGCAGTTGCTGGTATTCTTACCATTAATGCAACGAATGCTGATACTGGTGGTGGTCGATGGCAAGCAGAGCGTTTCCAAGCTCTTGGTTTCCGTTTAGAGCAAGAAGCTAATATCATTGCTAAAGAAACTCGTCGTGGTAAAGGTAACTTCCTTATCTGCTCAAGTTCAGTTGCTTCTGCTTTAAGTGCTGCTGGTTCTTTAGCTTACGGTGCTGCTATTACTGGTGGTGATCTTTCAGTTGATAATGCTGGTAACACTTTCGCTGGTACTTTGAAAAATGGTATGAAAGTTTATGTTGATGCTTATGCAACATACGACTATGCTACTGTTGGTTATAAAGGTGCGAACTCTTATGACGCAGGTATTTACTACTGCCCATACGTTCCATTAACTATGCTTAAAGCTGTTGATGCTACTACGTTCCAACCTAAAATTGGTTTCAAGACTCGTTACGGTCTACAACAAAATCCTTTCGCAGCTAATGCAGCTGGTATTGGTGCAGTTGGTGCCAACCCTTACTTCCGTCGTAGTATTGTTGTTGGTGTATAACCAATAATAGCTTCTTCGAAGTAAATTAGAAAAGGGGATCTTCGGATCCTCTTTTTTTTTGCGTATAAATAAAGTTATAACGGAGATTAATTATGCCAGTTACACAAAACAAAAACTTTTTAAGCCCTGTTGGCTTTCAATTAAAGATTGATTATAAAAAGTACCCTAACTTAGAATACTTTTGTACTGCTGCGGCCTTGCCTGGAATTAGTATGGGTGAAGCTTTAACACCATATAGAGGTGCTAATATTGGATTTGTTGGAGATCGTATAGAGTTTGAAGATTTTACAGTGACATTCAGCGTTACGGAAGACATGGAAAACTATATTGAAACATTCGAATGGATGCATGGTATAGTAAATGGTACGACTGAAATGAATGAAACAATGTCAGATGCAACTCTTATCATACTAAATTCACATAATAATAAAGCAAAGGAAATACAATTTAAAGATATCTTCCCTACTTCATTATCAGGTGTACAGTTTGATACGAAAGGTGATGTTGAATATCTTACTGCTGAAGTAACGTTTAAGTATAGTTATTTTGAGATAAAATAGAACATATATATAATATAACACTGATTGAAAAGGTTACGACTATATGATTGATTTAAAGTCCATTCTAGAAATGTGGCAGAAAGATTGCGTTATTGATGAAATGCAATTAGATGAGTCTTCCAGAGATTCAGCAAAACTACACGGCAAATACTTAGAGATTATGAGTATCAATAAGCTTACGTTAAGACGACGTGATGCTGAATTCAAAGTGTTGCTTAAAAATAAGTGGTTACACTATAATGGTAAACTATCTAAACAAGAGATGGATGATCTTGGCTGGGATTATGATCCACTTAAAGGTCTTACCGTACTGAAAGGAGATATGGATAAATTCTATGACTCTGATCCTGTCATACAAGAAGCACAATCTAAAATCGAATACCTCGAAGAAGTTGATAGAACTCTAAAAGAAATCTTAGAGAATGTCAAGTGGCGTCATCAGAATATCAAAAATATGATTGAGTGGCACAAGTTTACGAGTGGAGTGTAATGGATAGAATAACTGTATCGAAAAAGAATCACGTATTCATTAATATACAAACTGATCCCGGAATTGAAATGGAGTTAGCAGATCATTTCTGTTTCTTCGTTCCGGGATATAAGTTTATGCCTGCATATAAGAATCGTATGTGGGACGGTAAGATACGATTATTCGATACACGTAAGAAGCAACTGTATAGTGGACTGTTTAAGTATATGTACGAGTTT